TGCAGACCATTAAAGGTAAATCGTTTGAGTATCCGGTTTATATGGATTTGGAGAACGAAAAACAATTTGCATTAGGCAAAGCTGCTTGCTCTGCAATAGTAGATGCATTTTTGAACACGTTAGAACAGGCTGGATATTTTGCCGGTCTGTATTGCAGCACGTACTACTTAGATAATTACTTGTCAAATAGCATTAAAAGCCGTTATACGGTCTGGTGTGCCCAGTATGCGAGTAAATGCACGTATCAAAATCCATACGGTATTTGGCAGTATAACGTAGCTGGTAACGCAGAGTATGACATTATTGGACAAAAAAGTATCCCCGGTATTATTGGTGAATGTGACATGGATTACTGTTATACCGATTACCCAGCAATTATTAAAGCTGCTGGACTAAACGGCTTCACGAAAACAACGCAACCGAACGAACCAGAACTAGAACCAGAGCCAACACCAACACCTGAACCAGATAGCGAGGAATCCACATTGCAGCAGATTTTAAAGCATGTTGCGTCATTGGATGCAAAATTGTAATTTTTTGTTTTTTTTGTGCACATCAATCAATCAATCATCATGATTAATAACTTGATTATAAACTTGATTACTTACTTGATTACAGGGGGCGAAAAAGTCCGGATTTTCGGGGCGGTTTGATGTTTAAGGTCATAGACTTTTTCATGAAAGGTCATAGACTTTTTCACGAAAGGGCATAGACTTTTTCACGAAGGGGCATAGACTTTTTCGCAAAAGGTCATATACTGCTTGACAACTATATGTCTTTATGTTAAAATAAGCATGAGGTGATTAGCATGTCAAAAAAAACGACTATAACACAAGCTTGCGGCAGTTGCAACTACTTAGTGCAAAAGTCAAACCCGTTACAGTCCCTGTCGGAAACTAAAATGACTTTAGCGGAATTTAAAATACTGGATGCGTATCTATCAAAAATTGATAGTCACAATCCGGAAAAGCGAGAGGTGGTATTTGATAAGGGCGAGTTGGAAAATTTGTTGGATGTTGTGCGAATAACAAACACTGATTTAGCCCGTCGAATTGATAACCTTTTTAAAGTTGTTACGATTAGAGACCCAGAAAAGCCGAATAAATTCACAAAAATAGCCCTTTTTTCGTGTGCCGAGTGCACACAAGACGACGACGGGCAATGGACAGTCCGCCTTGCTTGTTCTCCAGAAGCTATGGAGTACATTTTTAATATTGAGAGTATTGGTTATTTAAGATACCGTTTAAAAAATGTAGTCAATTTGACATCGAGGTATAGTTATTTACTGTTTTTGTATCTGGAAAGTAACCGCTTCCGTGGTGCGTGGACGATACCGCTTGACGACCTGAAAAAAATGCTCTGCTGCACGGCGGACACATACAGTGAGTATAAACGGTTTAACGACCTTGTGCTTAAAAAATGTCAAAAAGAGTTATCCCAAAAAACCGACATTGATTTTGATTATGTAGCCCTGCGGCGTGGTCGCAAAGTATCCAGCATACAATTTATACTCAAAACGCCCCAGAACGCCACTGACAGCCCCATAGAGCCGCTTTATGAAGACCGAGATGGAATTGACTGGACAATCACTTATGGCTCAGAGAGGCTTGCTACGCTTGCCGAGGGGTGCAATTATGAGTTTAACAAAGCTGAGATGGAGCAAATCGCCCGTGTACTTGTCCGTATCGACATACCAAAAGACAAGCTAACAAAAAACGAGTTGTATGGTAAGCAATTTTATCTCCGTGAAAAATATGCTGCACTTAATGTTGCAGCGGAAAACAAACCTATAAAAAACAGATTTGCTTATTTTTTAAAAATGCTCGAACGCGATGCTTTCCAGCCTGCAGCATACAACCTATATTAAAAAAAGCCCCCCAGAGGTCGAAACCTCTGGGGGGCTTTTTTTGCTGCTTTACTTAATCTTCGTTGTTTTGTGTAATTTTACAAACAAAAAAAGAGCCGTAAGATTTTTTTACGGCTCCGTTTTTTGCTCCGGCGATTTTTTTAGTGCTGTCCGGACACACTCATTTTTTCAAGATTTTTGTAAGCGTTATACGCCGCCTTTTGCCATAGCCATCTTTTCAATCTCGTCTTCGATTGTTCCGAGGGCGGTCGATACGGACAATTTGCTGCACTGCGTATCTTCTTCAGACGGTGCGTTTTGCCGCTGCTTTGCTGCGTCAGCAAGCTGGAGCAAGACGTCCATCAGGCAAGCACGGATATTTGGTGGCAGGCTCATGTACTTGTCAATGACATCCTTTTCTGATTCCTTGTTGAGATTCAGGTCTGCAAACGGGTCAGGTGCTGGTTCTCTGCCGAGTAAGTAGTCTGTGGTCACGCCGTAAAAGTCAGCGAGTTTGATTAACATATCCGCAGTTGGTATTCTTTTGCCAGCTTCATAGTTTTGATAAGTACTAAAACTAATACCAGATGCTTTGCAAAAATCCTGCATAGTTATAAAGCCGTTCGATTTTCTTAAAGCTTTCAAAACATCTTTTGTTTCCAATTTTATCACCTCTTTTCATCATTATTATATCATACGTTCGTGTGATTGTCAATAAAAGCGGCGTATACAATTCACACAAATGTGAATCTATTTTTTTGCGCAATCCTACAAAAGTAGAAAAATATATCACGAACATAAGAAAAACGCTTGACATAATATCACGAATGTGTTATACTAAAATCACAGTCGAGGACAGCAGAAAACTTAAGCGGGAAGTAAACCGCAGGAGAAAACTGAAAGCTGGACTGAAATTAAAGCAGAAAGGTGGCGAGAATATGAAAATCGAAATCACAACTTGCAACGCAATCACCTGCGAAGAGCTGAAAGACTTCATGAAGTTCTTAAACTTTGCTGAAAAAAGATACCCCAGCTTAGAGGTTTCCCTGAAAGCTGAGGTGCTTGAGAAAAGTGTGGACGATGCCCTTAAGCCTAAAGAAGTTTAAAATGGAATAGGCGTGCATTGCACTTTGATGTAGAAGATTTTGCTGCTTGAAAAAGTCACATTCAACCCTTTGCCGATAATGTGGTACAAATTATATCCCATTTCAAACCTGTGTGTGGCTAAAGCAGCACCTTCTACCTTTTTCAAGTTGTTTTCGGAAGTTCCATATTCCACGCATGAAATATTTTCAAGTGTAACTTCTCCAATGTCAGACGCCTTGAATGTGATGCTTATTGTTTCCATTTTTATCACCTCCCTTATTTATCTTTTATTGTACCACGATTTGTATATTTCGCCAATACAACACATAAAAACATTGAAAGGTGGTGACGACATGAAGAGAGATGGAACGGCCTATTATCCGGTGTTGGAATCTGAAATCATACTGCGGAAGATTTCAAAAAAGGATATTTACTCACTTTTATGCTTGCAGGCAAACACATTTACATTAAAGTTAAATGGAAACCTGCGTTTTTCGTTGGATGAAGCAATCCGCATTCAAGAAACATTCTTTTCGGACGTTTCTGTAAACCAGTTATTCCGACATGAATGAATACTTAACACTTGTTTTTAACACTCGCCTGAGTGTTAAACGAGCGTTGAGCGAGCGTTAAATCCGCTGACCTATCGGCGTAACGGGGAGAAAGGAAACGAAAATGTGGATTGAACTGAACGACGGAGAATTGCTAAACCTTGAAAAGGTGCAGCGTATTGCAGCCCAATTTGACTGTGTTCTTTACTATTTTTCTGGAAAAGAAAGACGTGTAGAAATGTTTAAATCACCACTCGATGTAGAAACACGAATGGAAGGCCTCAAAGAGTTGCTTAAATAACGATGTGGCAGCATCGTTGGTAACTACCTCCGAACTTTGCCTTATACTAACAACGCCCGTCGGGAGCGTATCCCGACCCAAGCCTGTCAGCAATCTGTAGACCGTAGATGTAAAAGCAACGGTGTCGGCTGACTTAAAAACCGTGCATTGGTGGCTGCACGTTTTCATGACTGGAAAATCATGCTTCCCGTTGCAGATAGCGATTGCAACACGCTTCTGAGCCGTTGAGCGTATCAGCGGCATCCCAGCCCGTAAGGGTAAATTGCAATGGCGAAAGCCGGAAAGGAGGTGATTTTATGAGCAACGCAAACAGAGCAACGGAACAGCAGCAGATTACGCAGGTATACCGGAATCTCAGTCCGAGCGACAAGGTGGTCTTTGAAACCGTCTTAAATCTGGCTTTTGTTTTACTCAAGAGCCTACAGCAGACGCAGGACATCGCAGCAACCCAGAAAGAGGAGGGATAACGGCAGATGGGCACGACCCAAAAGCGTGCCCTTTGCACAGACACAAGGGCATATGCAAAAGGCAGTATTTACATCAAAGACGGGTACAAATACGCCATCTGCGAGCAATGCGGGCTGGATTGGAACGTATCCTGGCAGTTTTCCGGATGGTATACATGCCCGGTCTGCCGAAACAAAAACAGAAAGGAAAATCAGAAAGATGGGAAAAATCGTTATCAAGACAAACCCGAAGGGTGATACAGCCAGCATTGAGGTGAGAGATTTTAAAGAAATTGATGCCGCTGCAATGACCATTTGTGCATTTGTCAAAATCATAAGCGGGCTCAATCGAGAGGATAAAAAGAGTGCCTTTTATGCAGCTGGCATCATTCTTAAAAGCATTGTAGACAAGGTGGACGACTCTGAGCCAGAGGAGGAGCAATCATGCAAACGATGATTTTAGGTGGCATTGCTGCTGTTATCTGCTGGGTTGCATGGCAACGGCACAATCACCTACTGGACAAGCAAGCGGCGGATTCCGGCAGAGCATTGAAACCCGTTCCAGCTGGATTTGACTACCAAGCAGCACGAGAGGAAGCAGACCGCATGGAAAGCAATCTCCGGCAGTACGAGCAGTGCAATCAGTTGATAAATGATAGTGTTGTAGCTATCCAGACGGGCGAGAGTATGCCCATTGAGATTACTCATTTTGACAACGGTGGGAAACGAGTACATACCACACTGACCGACATTCCGCCGGAGATTGTCAATGACTTTGCACATCGACTACTGGACGTTTGTGCAGAGCGATGCAGCAGCACTTCCCCACCGCCAGAAACCTGACTTTTTCGGAAACAGTGAGGAAAAGCGGTAGGAAAAGCAGTCGGAAAAGCCGGCTTTTCCTCCCGTTGGGGGAGGGGGTGAGAAAAAATGGTCAAGCATTGTCTATTCTGCGGTATTGAGATTGCTGACACCAGCTATGATACGCCGGGACGGTTTAATGCCGTCAAATACTGCCCGGAATGTGCAGCGGAACAAAAGAAGCAAGCAAACAAGAGAAGCCGCCAAAAACGCAAAATGGAAAACGCTATCAAGGAAACAACAGAGGTACACGAACTAACCGAAACGGCGAAAGCGTGCCGGACGTTGCGACGGTTGGCAAATAAGGAAAGCGGATTGCTAAAGCAAAAGATTAACATCTTAACCGTTGAGCTGATGCAAGAACGGGCAAAAAAAGACCCTCGCACCGGCGGCAACCAGTGACGAGGGGATTGAAAACATAACCACAATATAATATAACACAAAAAAGGAGTGTTTGTCAATGAGTAAATTATACGAGATTTCCGGCGATTTTGCCGTACTGTTTGACCAGCTGGACGACCTGACGGAGCAGGCAGAAGCTGCAGGAGCGTCCGCAGAGGACGCAGAAACGGCGTGGTTTGACACACTGGACGCTCTGGAAACGGAGTTTAACGACAAGGCTGAGAATGTTGCCTTGTACATCAAGGACTTACTTGCAAGAGCAGATGCAATGCGAACGGAAGAGCGAAAATTGTCTGATCGCCGGAAAGCGTGTGAACATCGGGCTGCACGCCTGAAAGACTATCTGCAGGATAGCATGACGCAAATGCGACTGAAAAAAGTCGATGGTGTGCGTGCTTGCATCTCCATCCGCAACAATCCGCAGTCACTGCAGATTGCGGACGAGGCAGCACTTGTAAAGCAGTTGCAAGCATCTGACCATGACGACCTGTTGCGGTACAAGCTGCCAGAGCTGCAAAAGACCAAAATCAAGGCATATTTGCAGGACGGCGGTCAGCTGGATGGCTGCCAGCTGGTGCAGACGCAATCCTTGCAAATCCGATGAAAAGGGGTGACGGCTACTATGGGTATTCCTGTTTTAATCATTGGGGAATCTGGCAGTGGCAAGTCTACCAGCCTCCGGAATTTTGAGCCGGGCGAGATCGGTATTTTTAATGTTGCCAGCAAGCCGCTCCCGTTTCGCAAAAAGCTGCCGTGTGCAAATGCGGCAGATTATCCGTTGATTATCCGGACACTGGCACAGCACAATAAAACAAAGTATGCGATTGACGACAGTCAGTACTTGCTTGCGTTTGAGTTTTTTAACCATGCAAGCGAAAAAGGCTACGAAAAATTTACAAACATGGCATTGAATTTTTACAATCTCATCCGATTCATTCAGTTCAAAACACCAGACAACTGCATTGTGTACTTTTTGCATCACACAGAAACCTCATATGACGCTGCCGGAAATCGGCGGCTGAAAGCAAAGACCATTGGGAAAATGCTAGATGAAAAGTTGACGGTCGAGGGGCTGTTTTCCATCGTTCTGCTGTGTCAGGCAGATGCAGCGGGGCGGCACTATTTCCAAACGCAAAGCAACGGCAACAGCACGGCAAAATCTCCTATGGAGCTGTTCCCGGAGGAGATTGACAACGACCTAAAAGCCGTGGACAAGGCTATCCGAGAGTACTATCAGCTGGAGTAAATCGGCTGTATGTATCATAATCAAATAAAATAAAAAATTATGGAGGTATTTATTATGGCAATGTTAGCAGGTATTCAGGGTGCAAATGGTGTGCAGGAGTCTACATTCGGCAGCAAGTTTGGCAAGCTTCCGGCAGGCGGTTATGTCTGCAAAATCCTTAATGTTAAGGTGGACAAGACCAGCGGCGGCAGCTTATACATCAAGCTGCAGATTGACGTATCTGAGGGCGAGTATGCCGGACACTTCCAGCGGCGGTATCTAGACGACGCTGGAAGTCAGTACGGGCAAAAATGGAAGGGCATCTATAAAATCTTCCTTCCGGTCATGACGAGTGATAATGACAAGTACATGCATGATATTGCGATTTACAAGGGGCAAATCAACACTATCGCACGGGCAAACGGCAAACCAGAGCCAAACATCGAGGTAGGATATGACCCAGATATCTTTAAAGGCTGCACCGTTGGTGTGCTGTTCCGTGAGGCAGAGTATAACGGCAATCACTTTACCGAGGCTGCATTTCTCTGCGACCCTGCAAAGATTCGCACGGGTGATTTTGAGATTCCAGAGCCGAGAAAGCCCAAGCAGGCCGGAAATAACGGCTTTGCATCCGGCGGCATCTTTGCCGCTGCGGCACAGCAACAGCAACCAGCAGCCGCTCCGAACATCGGCGACTTGAGCGACTTTGAGGAGATTCTACCAACGGGAGAGGTTCCGTTCTAATGAGGTGATAAGCGGATGGCAACCAAAAAATCATTTGTTCTGTTTACCGACCGCAAAAAAGAGATTGACATGCTATCCGATGCACAGTGTGGTGTCCTATTCAAGGCGATTCTCCGGTATGCAGATGCCGGAGAGCGTTTAGAATCTGAAGACTTGGTGGTGCAGGTGCTGTTTAGTGTCTTTGCATCTCAGATTGATAGCTGCAACGAGAAGTGGGAAGTAATCAAGAAAAAGCGTTCAGAAGCTGGTAAAAAAGGCATGAAAAGCAGATGGGGCACAAAGCCAAAGCAAGAGATAACAAATGATAACAATGTTATCGGTGTTATAACAAGTGATAACAAGTCAAAACAAACGATAACAAAAATAACTGTTACTGATACTGCTACTGCTACTGTTACTGGTACTGTTACAGTACCAGTAACAAATAAGCCGCCGGACGGCACTGCCCCCAACGGGGCAGCACCACCGGCTAAACAAGAAGTGGGCGATGTTGTGCCGTGGGATGAGGTCGATTTTGATTTAGTATAAGAGGGAGTGAGAACGATGCGGTATCAATTACAACAATCTGACCTGCTTGCCTTTGCCGAGCGGCAAGGCATCGAAACCAGAGTACACGGCAAAGAATTACAGTTTAAAGAGTGCCCTTATTGCCATTCCAGCCGGAATGACCAATGGTCATTCAGCATCAGCATGGAATCTGGTGCTTATCGCTGCCCACGGGCGTCCTGCGGTCGTCAGGGGCATTTTGTAGAGCTGGCAAGGGACTTTGACTTCCAACTGCAAGCGGACGACACAGGGGCATTTAAGAGCCTGCCACAGGTGCGGTTGATTACGAGCACACCTGCGGAAAAATACTTATCCCGCCGGGGCATCAAAAAAGAGGTTACGCAGGCTTACGGCATCACAACCACCAAGGACGACCCCAACCAGCTGATTTTCCCGTTTTACCGTCCGGTCACAGACACGAGCGGCAACCGCTACAATAAACTGGAGTTTGTCAAATATCGCCTGATTGACTACGACAAGGCAAAACACAAGTCCAAAGAGTGGTGCGAGAGTGGATGCAGACCAATTTTATTCGGGATGGATCACTGCGACCCGACCAAAAACAAAACACTGGTGATTACAGAGGGGCAGATTGACAGCTTATCCCTTGCAAGTGCAGGGATTCCCAACGCTGTCAGCGTGCCGACTGGAGCAAGAGGGTTTACCTGGGTTGAGCACTGCAGGGACTTTGTGGAGCAGTTTGACACCATCGTGGTATTTGGTGACCACGAGCGGGGCGGAATCACGCTTGTAAAAGAGATTCGGGAGTTATTTCCAAAATGCAAGGTGCGTTCCGTCCGTCCGGGAGATTATCTGCTTGAAAAAGACGCAAACGACATCCTGCAGGCTTATGGAGAGCAAGCGTTACACCATGCGGTTGAGCAAGCAGAGGTATTCCAACCACCGACCATCAAGGACATGGCAAATGTGCAGGGAATCGCTCTCAACGATGTGCCGCACTTTAAAACCATGCTGCCAAAGCTTGACCAGACCATTGGCGGATTTTACGAGGGACAGCTGATTGCCCTGACTGGCAAATGCGGCACGGGAAAGAGCACACTTGCCAGTATGTTTGCAGTCGCTGCCCTCTGGCAGGACTGGAACGTGCTGGTTTATTCTGGCGAGTTGGCAGATTACGAGGTCAAAGGCAATGGTACTGTTACAGAGGATTTTTATAAGTATTTTGGCATCAAAAAGACCACCGAAACAACAAGCGTTTTAAAAGGGATTGATGTGTCATACTGTCAAAACGAGGTTGACTGGGACGCTGCAAAGGCATCCGGACTGGTTGACTTTGCGATTTTACGGGCAGGCTACGGCAAAGAGGCAAACCAAGTTGATACACAATTTAACCGTAACTATGCCGCTTGTAAGCGTCTGGGCATCCCCTGCGGTGCGTACTGGTTTAGTTACGCAATGTCGGAAGACGAGGCAAGACGTGAGGCACAGGTGTTTTTGCAGACCATTAAAGGTAAATCGTTTGAGTATCCGGTTTATATGGATTTGGAGAACGAAAAACAATTTGCATTAGGCAAAGCTGCTTGCTCTGCAATAG